AGGGCATCCTTAACAGGTGTCCCTGACCGGTTGGGGATACCACGTGCCGAGATTATTCGACATGTTGAACCTCAGCATCAAGGTCAAGATTGACCTGCGCCGGGTGTCCAAACTTTGGTTTGGCATCTGGTTCTTTCTGACCCAGTGAGTTACACGACGGCGAGGTGCAGGCTACCTCGCCGTTTTTGCGCCGGTTTCCCAAATTATTCCTCTGGAGTATTGCTCGGCCGGCGCGGAGTTCTAAGCGCCCTGAATACTCGGGCGAATGAAACGCGCCCAATTTCCTGCATACGGTTATAGCCGTCACGGCTGTGGAGATTCAGCGATTCGACACCCAAGCTGTCCGCTCCGGCTAGCGCACGACTCATCATAAAGACGTGGCCGCAGGCCCCCATCAAATCGTTGTAGGCCTTACCGACATTGATGCCCTTTACAACGGCTTCCTCGAAAGAATCACAGCAAGCCCGATATGCAGTCATGGATGTGTACAGGTCCGACGGCAATACTACCCCTCCCGTCTGCACAACGTCGAGCAAATGGGTGGCAATGTCATCCCACATTTGATCCATCGCGTGTTGATCCTCTTTCGAGAGGCTCGCACCTTCGCGCAAAACTTCCGCGACCTTTTGAAGGCGCGTTGCAGTCACAGAAAAATCAATCATCACTTCCAATTGTTTCCCGTACAGCTGTTCCCTCAGTGGCGAACGTTGTGACTTGTGCGCGAAGTAAAAACCAATAGCACTGACAACGTTGGTCGCAATTAGCCCTACTATCGCGATCCAGAAGGATGAATTGTCCATACTGTTCTTCCCTCAAGTTCGCGCATTGGCCGCTGAAACGCCAGCGATCCCAACACTAGCCCATAACTGCCGATAACGAAACATGCAAATATTTTGAGATACGCGCGCGTGCGCGTAATTAACCCATCCGGGATATCCCAAACAACCCCGGAGCTACACAAATGACCCTTCAGGAAATACGCCAAAAGAAAACCGCCCGCACCGCTGAAGCCCGCGCGATCGTTGCTAAGGCCACCACGGAAAATCGTCAGTTGACCGCCGACGAATCGGCCAGATTCGACACCATCAAGGCCGACATCGAATCGCTGGAACAAGATGAAAGCCGCCAGCAATTTCTCGATGATGCAGAGCGCCGTTCCACTGGCGTGACCGTCACCGGCAATTCCGACACCGTTGCGAACCTGGAATCCCGCGTCTCCGTGCTGCGTGTTTTGCAGGCAGCAGTGGAAGGTCGCGCGCTGTCCGGGGCAGAGGCTGAGTACGCAGCCGAGACAGAGCGCCGCACCGGCCGCAAAGCGCAGGGCGTGTTCGTTCCCATGTCCGCACTGGAACGCCGCGTCAATACGACGACCAGCGCACCGGAACTGGTGCCGACCGATCACCGGGCTGACCTGTACATCCAACCGCTGCGCAACCGCCTGCTGGCGCGTCGCCTGGGCGTTCGTGTGCTGTCCGGCCTGCATGGCAACGTCGTCATTCCGAAGCACGGCACGGGCGTGTCCGTGGGCTGGGTGGCCGAGAACGCAGCTGTGCCGGAATCGGACATCAACCCGTCAAACGTCACCTTAAGCCCGAAACATGCCGGCGGAGTAACGGAACTTTCTCGGCAATTGATACTGCAATCCAGTCCGGATGTTGAGCAGCTTGTACGCGACGAATTTGCATATGTAATCGCGCAGGCTATCGACTCGGCGCTCATCAAGGGTGGCGGCGCAAACGAGCCGGATGGCGTGCTGTCCACCGTAGGCATCCAGACGGCCAACCTGGCAACGCTCAACTGGGCGAACGTACTGGCAATGAAGCTCAAGGCGGCGAACGTCAACGCTGACGCGGTGAACTGGGTGATGAACCCGAAAGCTGCGGCAAAGTTCGCTGGAACCGAGAAGTCCACGGGCACCGGCATTTACCTTATGGGCGATGACGGCAAGATTGCTGGCCTGCCCGCCTATGTCACCAATCAGGTGCCCGACAACGCCACGCCCGATCCTGACTCCGGCATTGCCATATTGGGCGACTGGAGCCAGGTGTTTTTGGGCGTCTGGAGTGAAATAGATATTCTGGTAAATCCGTACGCCGAGACTGCGTACCGTCGCGGTGGCGTGTTGGTCCGCGCCATGTCCACGGTGGATATCGCCGTGCGTCACCCGGAAGCGTTCGTTGTCGCTTCTGACCTCGCGCTGTAATCGCCAGCCCAACACAGCCCGTCCGCAAAGGCGGGCTGTGTCTTTTGGAGACGCTCCATGAAAGAACAACGTGCAACGGCTGGCGTGACCGCTAACGGCCGCAAGCTCACCGGCTACATCGCTAAATTCAACTCTCCCACCACTATTGGCGACTTTCAGGAAGTCATACGCAAAGGTGCGTTCGCAGCTTCCCTGGCGTCCGGTGCCGACATCCTGGCCCTGGCCGACCACGACACCAGCCGCGTACTGGGCCGCACCCGTAGCGGCACGCTGGCGCTTTCTGAGGACGATACGGGCCTTGCGTTCTCCCTAGAGCTACCGGACACCCAAGCCGGCCGTGACCTGGCTGCCCTGGCGCAGCGTGGAGACCTGGGCGGCTGTTCGTTCGCCTTCAACGTGCCCAAGGGTGGCGACCAGTGGACGGGTAACACCCGCGAACTCCACAACGTGACTCTGGACGAAGTGTCGATTGTGCAAAGCCGCCCTGCCTATGGCGCAACGGAAGTTCACTTGCGCAATCTGCAACCACAAAGCCAATTGGCGCTGCTGCGCTACTGGTTGGAGACAGTCAAATGAAAATCCTGGACATGCTTCGCGGCCGCACTGAACGCCGCGCCGAAGATCCGTCATGGAACGCTCTAGCCAATGGCGGCGGTAATAGCCTGGCGGGCTCCTACGTTGACAGCCGCAGCGCTGAGTCCATCAGCACTGTGTTTGCCTGCGTGCAGGCCCTGAGCGAATCCACTGCCTGCCTGCCCTTACACACCTACCGGCGCAACGAAGATGGAAGCCGTGAGCGTGCTGACGGCCATTGGTTGTCGCGCGTGCTGGAACGGCCCAATGAGTATCAAGCCGGCATGGAAATGCGGGAGTCCATGACAGCGACGGTACTGCTGTGGGGAAATGCCTACGCCCGTAAAGAGTTCAACGGCGCTGGCGAAGTCACAGCGTTGCACCCTATGCACCCCGGCCGCGTGTCCATTGTGAAGTTGGACAGTGGCCGCTACCGCTACGACTGGACAGACGATAACGGCCGCGTTGTTCGCTTGCTGGCTGAGGAAGTGTTGCACCTGCGCGACCGCACTGACCCCGGCAGCATCGTAGGCAAGTCCCGCGTGACCATCGCTCGCGAGACGTTGGGTCTGTCGCTGTCGTTGCGCACACACGGTACCGCCAGCTTTGGACGCGGCGCGCGTCCTGCGTCCGTGCTTTACAACGAAGGCAAGCAAGACCTGAGCACTGAACAGGTTCAAGCAATGCGTTCAATCATGGATGGATACGCTTCGCCTGTAAATGCTGGCAAGACGCTAATCATGGGCATGCGTGGTTTGAAGTTAGAGAACGTTGGTCTGTCTAACGAAGATGCGCAATGGCTTGAAGCCATGAGCTTTTCCGTGACTGAAATTTGCAGAATGTTCAGAGTGCCGCCACTGTTCGTTCAAAGTCTGGAACAGGCGTCGTACAACAACGTAACCTCGCTATCTGACACATTCGTAAAGTTCAGTCTTACTCGCTGGCTAAGTATGTGGGAATCGGCGATAGCGCAGCAATTACTTGGCCCCATTGCGCGGCAGCGCTTCTACGCGGAACACGCCGTTGACGCATTGATGCGTGCGCAGGCTGGTGAGCGTGCGACGTTCTACAAGTCTGGTATTGACGCTGGATGGCTGGACGTTGAAGAAGTGCGACGGCTGGAGAACTTGCCACCACGGGCTGAAGAGAAATCACCAGCGCTTTAGTTGACACCTAGACCGCTCGTTCCCTCATGCGCAGATTAAAAACACCTTGAAAGGTAACCCAACCATGAAGAAACTAACCGACAAGCAGCAAGCATTCGTTACCAACAAAGCGCAAGGCTGCACTAACCGGGATGCTGCCATTTCTGCCGGCTATGCGGTGGGTAGCGCGTCGGTCGCTGCCGACAAACTAATGGCGATGCCTGCCATCCGGGCCGCGCTTAAAGCTGCTGCTAAGGCCCCGCCTGGCGTGGAAACCAAAACTGTCAACGCCCCAGCCATGCCGCGCGCGAAGTATGCCGACCCCATCACCTTCCTGGAAGATGTGATGAATCACCAGCAGTTGCCCGTGGCTATGCGCGCGGACGCGGCTAAGCAGTTGCTCCCGTATAAGCACGCGCGCATGGGCGAAACGGGCAAAAAGCAAACGAAGAAAGAGAACGCTCAGGCCATTGCGCGTGGCGATGTCGAGCAACCTAGGAAGAACAAGTTCGCCACTAGAGAACCGCCGCCACGTTTGTCGGTGGTGCAGTAACACGGTGTCGAGCCGGATTAGCTGTGAGTGCCGGCGCTCCAGAAAACCGCACCAGCAGAGGCGGCAGAGAACCGCGAAACTGCATCTAGCCCAA